GCATTTCTTACTGCGTCAAAATACTGATTTACTGCTTCCTTAACTTCCGGAGCAGCTTCATCCATCATTTGATTGTATTTTTCTGTTATGATTTCTGCTTCGCGTTTGGTATCTTCATCAAACTGCGTAGCAAATGCCATACCCGCTGCAGTTCTTGCTTCTTGCTCTCCGCCGAGATCCCAATACATTGCCTCATTTCCGTAATTTAGCAAAACCCGACGCAAACTTCGAATCCGACCTGCAATTTTACTCGCGGTTTTCTGTTCTTCTTCCGGCACTATTTCTTTGTATTTATCAAACTCCTTTTTAATACTTGCTGTTCTTTCTTCGTCAGCTTCTGTAATACCAAGCAAAATATTATCGTATCGTGTTCTCGAAGCAACATATTCTCTGGCATCTTCGCTGAGTTTTTCTTCCTCTGCATAAAGACGGTCAAGCTCACGTTCAATCATCATGCGAGCCGCTTCAGGACTCCCTCCAGCAGCAAATTTTTCATATTTTTGAATCGAGTGCTGAATCTCGTGAACAAGTGTTTCTTTGATTTTTGGTTGATTGATTTTCTTTAGATTTAATTGAATGTAAAAAAAGCCTTTTGCACCAAACTCTACCGGTGCAATCCACCGGACGTTTCCGTTTGTATTGTCACCAAGATCCGCAACCTCGACTAACGTATGTTCCAACCATGGATATGCCGCATACAATGCTGGATTATCATAAATCTCAGGCAGCATACGACTTGTATACCCGCCATCAGTAAAAGAAGAAAAGTCAATCTTGTTGAGATTATCAGGGACAATAAATCTCCACTTGTCATCCTGTCCCTTAATCCAGCCCGTCGCTTTGTAAATATCCTCTGCCGACGCGCCGTCCGCTTCCATGCGCTGTGCCTCTTCCAGCTTTACAGTATCAGCGGTTTTCGCGTTCTGTCCGGCAAACTGATTGAATGCATCAACATAATTCCCGTTGCCGGACTGATCAATATAAGGATTACCATAATAATCATTGACATTCGTGAGTAATTCTCTTATACTAATTGTAGAGTCATCTGCTATCAGTACACCGTCCTTTTGCGACGGTTGGGTAGCGGATGACTCTTTGTCTTCAATAATTACGTCATACAAGTTTATAGCCGTAGGATTAAAAGTAAATACATCCTTTTGTTCCTCGGCTACTAAGCGAACTGTATAAACATTATTTCCTACACGAACCGGCACATAAAACCTGTGATAGTATAAAACATGAGGTTTTTTGTCTGGTTTTTTATTTGGCTCAGTTTCAACCAATACTGCATTCTTCAGTAAATCAGATAATGACAGGATAGACGCATTTTTAGCTCGATTTTGTTTCCTGTCCAAGCTTCTTTTGCTGGAATAAGTCAAATGCTTGATATCCTTTTCCAGCACAGAGATTATAGCTTTACCGTTAGCAACAGGCATATTAAAATCTTTTTCAACTAAACCTGTTATGTATGATTTTATCGTGGAATTTTTAGTCTTTAAGCTGGCAACGCCGGTAAGATTTACGGGCAAAACCCTTGCATCTAAATCTAAATCAAGATTGGTAATCTGATTATAGGCTTCGCCATGCGCGTTCCGACCTTCCTCGATTCCTTTAATCGTGTCGTTCAGCCAGTCCATGGCCGTATAGTTTTCATGTCCGCGACGCTGCTTTCTCTTTGCGTATACGTCAGCATGACGCGCCCACATTAAAGCGCTGACTCGCGCAGCGCGACCTACCTTGCCGCCGAATTGCAGAAGGTTCGACGTGATCGTCCTATAGACCTTGTACGCCTCCGGCGTCATGCCGGACGTGAGCTGCATTTCCGTCCCGGACAGAGTCTGCATACGATCCTTGATGCTGTTCAGCAGATTGATCTCGTTGTCGAGAGCGGTCACACGCTCGCGCATGGATTCCATCGCCGCAGCTTCTTCGCCGCTCGTCGGACGCCAGCCATACACCTGCGGAGCATTGACGTCGCCCATGACCATAAGCTTCGCGAGGTCACGCTTTTCCTGCTGCGTCGGCGGACGCTTATTTTTTTTGTACCATTCCTGATACCATTCCTCATTATTAGAGACGCGTCCGGTCGACACTTCACCAATTTCATTCACGGTCTCGACGACAGACGCCCCCTGTCCCATACCGCGATCCAAAGCTGCCACAGCCGGAGCAATGATCTCGTCCATCTCCGCATTGGCAGCATCATATAATTCCTTCCATCCCTGCGCAGGATTTTCCGGATTTTGGTATATAGCCGAGAGAGCTGCGTCCCGTTCCTCTCCGGAATCAGGGAACAGCTCATTTGTCATTGCCTCAGTGAGATCGATCTGCTTCTTGACTTCTCTCTCCATGCGTCGATTGTACGCATCAGAAACCTCGGCAGCATTCTTTTTGATGACGGCCAGCGGCTCCGCATCCTCGGAAAAGGAAACACTGTCCAAAAGTTTCGGGCTCGCCTTTGACTGCGCATAGCACTCGACAGGAACCGTCAAGACGCCACGCGTCGCAATCGCGGCCTCTATTTCCGCGTCGCTCTTTCCGGCGGCACGACCTACCTCACGGACGTCATCTTCGCCGTTCTCCTGCTCCAAAGCGCTGTTTACATTTATCCACGCCATCTGCCAGGGCGTATCTTTTAATTCTTCCCGGATGATCTCGCGCTGCACGTCCGGAGCCGCATCTTTCAGCTTTGAATCCTGGACCGTCGCCTGCAACTGATCGAGCATGATCGCACCGGAAAGCGTCGTCCTTTCAACCTTTGCCATGTCGCTCCATTGACGCATCCACGCGCTTCTCTCGATTCCAAAACGCGCACCGCTCACCGGAACGCCGACGCCGCTGGAAAGGACACCAAGCATGAGAGATCCAGGAGCGGCAGCAGCGCCCTGTGCCACAGCTTTTTTCGTCACGTCAGCCCAATCGAGATTGCCCATGGTCTCCGACAGGCGGGAAAGGCTGAGATCAAAATTCTTGTTTCTCTGATCGCCTGTGATCTCGCTCATGCCGCTTTTCGGCACATCAAGATCGGACGCGCTGACATTCTTTGCGTTCTCAATGTAGGCATTGACAATGGCGTCAGGATAAGTCTGCAAGAACTCCTCTCCTGACTCGGAAAGCATTTCACGCAGAGATCCCACCGTCAGATCCTTTCCGATACCTGTTAAAAGATCAGAAAATGATTTTACCGCGATTGCGCTCTTCCCGTTTTCGACAATATTCTGGACGGCCTGCTTTGCGTATCCGCTTCCCGTCAGATTCTTCCATACTCCAAGCTCGAAAGCGCCCATCTCGATTGCCGCTTCCGGCACCGCTTCCAATGTGGCTAGATTTCTAGCCTGCGTTCTCGTCATCAGCGGAGCGCCGTTCTCGTCTGTCATGGACTGATATTCCGCGAATTTACGGCCCATCATCGGCTTGAACATTTCATACGCCATGCCCGCGCGACGGCCCCATGTAAAGCCTGCCGAAGCTCCGGCCGGAGCACCAGATCCAAACGTAGGAGCACCAGCAATAGCCGCGCCAACCGCAGCACCGGCAACGCCATAAGGAATAGACTTCGCCGTGGTATAGATCATTTCCGGCAAAGACTCAACGCCTCCGGCCATAGCAAGCAAAGGATCCACAAAGAAGGACGGATAATACTGCTCCGTTTGCCGAAGCGTTCTCTCCAGCTTCTCTGCCTCGTCTCGTTCGTCATCTGTCAGGCCCTCATAGGCTTCCTTCATTTTCAGAATGCCATATTCATAGTTTGCGTTTCCGTGCTCCCACCCATAGCGGAAGGAATCAATGACATTCTTTGCCTGATAGACGTGCTTGATATTTTTCAATGCGATTGCCGCACCGATCGGATCTTCAGCGGAGATCGTCCGGAGCGCAGGGATCTCCCGATAGACTTTCTCCATGTCTCCGCCGACGGCATCCATCTTCTCTGCCATGTCATAGGCAAACATAGCGCCCTGCATGGCTTCTGTGCTGGCAAGCATAGCTCCGCCCGGAATCATCGGCAGCCGTTGGTTGATCTTCCGGGCAGTCTCCAGTTTCTCCTCCGGCGTCATGAAATATTCGATGTTCGCGCTTGACTGCCGAAGGCCCTGCGCCATGTCCTGGAATGAGCTGCTTTTATCATCGGCATAAGCCGCAATGAATTGACGAGCCGGCTCTTTCAACGGAGAGAGCGCGAGATTTCGCCTGTTCTCCCATGACTCTTCCCCGTCGTAATACTCTCCACTCTCGTCCGTAAATATCCCAGGCTGAGAAAGCGCCTCGTTGATATTTGTAGCAGTATTTGAGATAAGATCGCCGACCGCATTGAATTGCTCACGGCTTTCCTCCGGATCAAAGGCATACGTCTCCTCTGGCGTGCTGTCAGCGATTTCCGTGTTCAATTCTTCCATGCGGTCCTGCATCCATGTCGTTCCCTGTTCGACCTGCTGCTGAGCCGCCGCTTTTTCTTCCCGTCTCGTCCGCTCACCATCCATGAGCTCGCGAGCTTTCGCTGCATCAAAAGCCATATCGCACCTCGTTCCAATAAAAAAGGCAGCTCACGCTGCCTGTTTATCAATAAGTTCCGCCTGCTTCCTCTTCTTCCTCGCCGAGCGGAATCGCTGTTCCAATGTTTCTATAATTTCGATCCAGATTGCTGATAGCAATGAACGCCACCGTCGGGCTGGCCCCTGCTTTCAGGAGCCAATCATACGTCTCCGGAACAGAGTGGCCTTCGTCGATATAGTCTGCCACCATTCCCATGACGCCGTACACGTCGGACAACTCTGCGATCTGTTCCTCTGTCATCATACCGCTGTCGGAAATCAGATCGGCAGCGTCTTTCATTTCTACCCACTCTTTTGCCGTCGGATTCTTTCCTCCGGACAGTTTCACGTCCATGACGCGGGAAAGCTGCACTGCTTTATTGATTGCCTTTTCGTCTTTTGCCGTAGCATCGGAAGATCCTGTTCCTCTCGGCGTTCCGTCCGGACGCACACCGAACCGAGCACGCATTACATTGACTGCCCTATTTTTCCTGTCTGTCGGAAGATCGGAATTGATGATCATATCGTATGCAGAAGCATAATCTCCGCTGTTCTCCGCATCGTGAAGCAGCTGATCGTATGCCGCGCTTTCGTTCTGCTTTGCCATCGCGTTCTCACTGTCGTACTGCGCCTTCAGCATTTTCCTGAGCTTCTCCCGTTTCACTGGATCATACGCGCTGACGTATCCGCCGCCGCCTTCGAGCGCTTCCCCGTGATCGCTGAAATGGATATGACCGCCCGTCGCATGCTCAGACGGATTCTCATATTCATCCAAAGCATAAAGACCGTATTTCTCACCCTGTGCGACAATCCAATCACGGGCATCTTTGTTCATTTCCAGATTGTCATCTGCCGTATCGATTGCCTGCCCGCTGTCGTGCCAGCTGCTCCCGTCACCTTCCCGGCTCATGGACGTTATATAAAGATGCTGACCGTATCTCTGGTAATAATCCCGATCCAAAAGCCGCAGTTTCTGTTCGGTCAGATTGTTGAGCTGCGGATTCGATACGCCTTCTCCGACAATATACTCGGCCGCCGCAGGAACATTCACATTGACGCCGCTTTCCTTCACGGCATCCGGCCCGCAGATTCTGTCGATCTCTGCAAATCCTCTGGCCAGATCGATCTTTCCGTCAGCTCCACGGAACCGATTCGAGATTGCGTCAATCGTGAAATACTCGTTCCGGACTTCCTTCTGCTTCTGTATTTTTGACCGTGCATCGATATATGCATTCGTCGGCAGGATATCCCTATATTGACTGACAAGCGCCTCCGCTTTTGCGAAGTCTCCGGTATCGATTGCCATGGAGACGGCGTCACCGACGATCTTTCCGGACGCGATCCGTTTCTGCTCCGTTACCTTTTCCCCACCATAGGAACCGTATCTCAGATCGACCACGGCGTCCATACGGTTCAGAGCCTCAGCGACGTTCTCAATCCCGCCGCCGTTTTCCAACGCCGTCGCACGGCATTCCGCAAGCTGATTGTTGTACTGCGTTTCCGCAAAAGCTTCCGTCTGCCCTGCCTGGTATTTCACAACGCCGGCCCTGCGCGTCGCATCGTCTTTAGTGGTATATGCGCGGAACGTATCACGGGCCGGACCATACAGATAACTCCTGTACTGATCCTGAACCTCGGAAAATACACGCTTCTGCAGCTTGTCATATTCCTCCGTGATATTGAGAGCAGCGCCTTCCTTCTTCTGCATAAGAGCAGACGTCGCCTCGGACATACGTTTGTTGTATTCCGCATTTGCTTCAAGGACTTTGCCGTCGACAACGTCTTTCTGGAGAGCGAGCCCAATATTCGCTACCTCACCTAGCGCTTTCCACTCCGCGCCAGCGGCCTTCGGCTGATAGTACCGATCCGGATTTTCCATCCCTCGGATGCTGATATTCTGCAATGTGTTCGGATTGACGACCGGATTGTAGGATGAGAATTTCATAACTGTCACCCCTTATCTGAGACGCAGCGGAGCGGCCCACGTCTGAGTGGCGCCTTTGTAAATGTATGGATTGTTGTATCCGGAATACCCCATGCTGTTTGCGCCCGTCGACGTCCCGCTGGTGGAACCGCCGCCAATACCAGACATGAACGGAATCATGGACGATGCCGTGCCGAGGATCGAAGTCATGCCGAGAGCGCTGATCTGCCTGTCGGCGTCTGCTTGGATATTCTGCGCTTCTCTCCTGCGGTTCTCAGCGCTGTTCATGAGACTTTCAGAATTCCTCATGTAATTGCTCTGCGTGACGCGGGAATTATAATTATCGTTGCGCTGATTCCCGAGAAGCGTCGCCTGATCCTCCCAATAAGCTTCCTGCCCGGATGCCTGGATGTCAAACGGAGATCCTACCGCGCTGTCAAGACCGGCCGCACCGGCAGACGCACGAACGGCCGCACGCTGGATCCTATGCTTGTCACGAATTTCTTCTGATTTTTTGGCGTAATTGTCCGCAATCTGCTCCTGCTTCCTCGCTTCGACCTTTGCCTGCTGCTCAGCCATACGAGCATTGTATTCGTCCGCCTGCGCCTGCGCTCTCGCATAGGACGCCTGACTATCCGCCTGCGCCTGAATCGCGGATTTCTGCGACTGATAATTTGCATATCCGGAGAACAGCGTGAGAGCTGCACCCAAGCCTGCCATTACACTACACATTTTCTGTCCTCCTTATATAGAACCTAATAAATTTCTCTCCGCCCATATCGAGCGGTTTCCCGAACTCCGCACCGCACCACTTCAGCCAGCGCATGGCCGGCTCATTAAATTCTCCCACCGCATTCCAGAGGATCCCGAATTCCTCGGCCCACTCCTGCAATATCTTTCTGGAGACGCGGGCGAACTCTCTCTCGTATGGTTTCAATTCATCCGTGGCCACGCACCATATCAAACGGCCTGGAATCCCATCGACCTTGCATCGGCCGTACAAAACAAGCGGCTGACCTTTGTCTCCTGACACCCTGTAGCATGCCTCGGAATTGACTATGCTCGTATCGATGGCCGTCCATGCATCCCCAGCGGCAGCGATAAGTTCCCGACGGTCCGCCTGCCGGAGCCGCTCCTCAAAATCCGTCAGCCAATCCCACTCGGCGTCCGTCAATTCTTTCGTAAAAATAGATTCAATCGCGTAGTCCGCCCGTGCCACCAAACGTCACTCCTCTGACAATAGCGCTCAGCGTGAAAGGATACGGTGTCTCGTGCTTTATGAATACCCGGCCGTTTTTGTTGAATCCGCCGGCGGCCATCGTGGAAAGCAGATCCCCGGAGAAAAGAACATTTTCCCCAAGCTGCATCCGATCGACGTCGTAGATCAATTCATTCAGCGTGCTCTCGTCAGGGCCGACCTCGCCGCCGAAGCTGTTGGTCAATCGCAGGATGATTGTCGTAACCGCTTTCTCGCGGCCTTGCAGCGTTCCGGTATTCGTCTGAGATTCAATGTTCGGCTGCTCGATTCTCATGGTATATGGCAAACCGACCACGACAATCTTCGACGCTTGCGGCAGTGTAATGCTTCCGCTCGATACTGTGATCGGATCGAACAGATACCCGTCACCCATTGCTAATACCTTTTTGCCATTCAGGTGAGAAAGGCCTGTGATCGTCGACGTTGCAGAAACAAACGAATAGATCTTTGCAGAGTCCATCATGACGAATTGCTGCTGCGTGGATCCGCTCTCACGGCTCTCGTCGAAGCGCTCGATATATCTAACCGTGCTTCCGTTGATTGTACGGTTTACGACGCAATACACGACGTCCCGGTTTCCCTCGCCCACAGCGCAAACGCTCTCGACAGTCCCATCCGTCACTATGTGCGACCATCCATAGACCTTCTGATCCCACATATACGTTAAGCTCAAAAGCACGCCGTCGTCCCTGATGAAATAGATAATACTGTCCGGTTCCTGTGCGTATGTGCTCCCGGTCAGCTGATGCCCCCGTATGAGATGCCGGACAAGCAGCGTCAAATCTGCTCCGGCGTAAGAATCAGAATCGAAATTGTACCCGATATCCCGGACGATGGATCCGCGCCGCTGGACATAGACTATACGGTTTCCGCTTCGAATCGGTATGACATCGTTTGCGCCATAGGACTGCTGGCTCCTCGGCGTGATTGTGGACGGCGTCACCGTCTCCGATCCGCTGATCGTCCACTCATTCCCCTCGGTCAAGAGGATCAGATCATTTGCCGCCAACATGTGATGTATGCGATACGACTGCAGCGATAGTAAATCAGCCGTCACAGCGCTGTCATCCGTGACCGTGCCTCCGGCCTTTTCCACGCCGAAGTTTGCATAGTCTCCGGTTTTACTCATCCACACTCTCTGCGGATAAGCATCGGAACCTGCAAAGCAGAGGCGATCCTGAAAGAATGTGGCGCAGGAAGGATATCCGCTCACACTGTCCCACGCACTAAACTTGAATTCCGACGTGGCTGTCGTCGCGCCGAGCCTCTCCTTCACATTTGCCGTTGCGTGCGTAGAGTCCGTAACAGCAGAAATTTCAACATATCCAGTATGCGTATATGGGAGGGAGGAAAAATCACATGTGCAAGTGCCTTCGTTTACACTGACCGTCACGCGCATAAAGCAAAACTGCTCTACAGTCCCTGTCTCTGTCGGATTGAAATCGTTATTGCTTGTGTAATTTCGTTCCTCCAACCAGGTCGATCCGTCAAGGGAACTTTCCACTGTGACCGTACCTTTCCATGTTCCATGTGTAATGATTTTCCATGTGCTTCCTACGCCGATTGAAGCTGAAGTTTGCGTCGTCGTTCCGGATGCTGGTACGTCCTCTTTTGATACTGTGCTGCTTGCCGTTGTCGCAAGCCTGTTCAGCGCAGATCTCCATGTCTCCGTAACTGCCGACGATGGAGTATAATATCCTTCGTTTGGATCGTAATATTCCGGATTATACGGGTATGTAAATGACGTATTTTCGTTCCAGCTTGCAGCCGTTTCTATCGTGTAACGCGTGAGCGCGGAAGCCGGATTTTCCCTGGACACGGACAAAGAAACAGACTGCCCTGAGATCCGTTGCGAGATTTCCATCCAGGATCCGACCTTCGGATTCGTGAACAAAGCTGCGCTCGCTGTCAGTGTTATAGAACTCCCCGTGACCGCGCTCGGTGTGATCGTCAGATTGGAATTCGGATTCAAGTCCCCCATGGGAGGTTGAGCAAACGTCATCGCAGCAATCGACCAATTCGACTCGGAAATGCGGGAGATAACCTGCACCGGATATTTCCCGCTCGTGATATACAGCACGTCCACAGACTGGACAAACCGAAGCGATGAGAGATCTGCTTCCGTGAACGGCGTCGAGAGCTCTACATTCAGATAGGTCCCCTCACGCCACACCCGTACGTATTGGTCCCCAAATTCGAGGAGATAGTTTATAGAAACGGAGAACTTAAACGGCCAGAGGATGCTTTTCTTCGCCGCCTTTTTCGTAGCCCCGCAATAGATCAGCCCCGGTCTTTTGACAGCTGCGCCATACGGCCGGATGATTACGTTTTCCGCCTGCAATAATGCCAGCTGGTATTTGTCTATATCCACGCGACTCGCCACATCCGGCGAAATCTCTCCGCCAGTGAATGCCGGCTGGATTGCATAATATGCATTAGGCCCCATACTCAATCACCCCTCAGCCGAACCTGGCATCCGCATACCTTCTCGGGAATTCAGTCCGATGCTCACGCTCGCGTGCGCTCTCCGTCTGCGCCGACATAAGCACCGCCTGCATGAGCTGGTAATTCGTATTCATGATTTCCGCATTTCCTGTGATCACCATGGCCATAGACGCGGCCAGATATCGGGCCAGCGCTTCGATGAATTCTTCCGTCATCCGGTTGACTTCAGAGATATCCTCCGTGTACTCGCACCAAGCCTTTTCGACGTTTGAGCAGATCACCTTTACAGATCCTACGTCTGCCACTTCATACTGCCACCTGTCGAATTCTTTTCGGAAAGCGCCATGCTCAGGAAATACGAAACGGACAGAAAGACACCTGGATGGATACCCGTACACATAATGCCATCCTGGGACCTTACTCGCAGAGAGCGCAAGCTTTTCCGTCCTGCTTGCAAATCCCCAACGATACGACCGGAGCAGCATTTTCCTGCAGTGATCGTAGTGCATGGAGCACTGACGGGCTTCCTCAGTGTTCTGTTCCATGGAAATTATTCTGCCTTTAGCGATATACGCCAGCGCAAGATTACAAATATCTGTTGCCGTGATCATGTTCTTCCCTCCCTTTTTCATACGCCCGAACCATCCGATCGGACGCATGAAAAGAGGCGGGAAGCCCCGCCCCTGGAATCTTACTCTTTCGTCGGAATGTCGTCATCCATCACGAGAGCCGCAGTCATTTCGCCGTCGGTGAACGTCGATACAGCGGATACGCGGAGATAACCCTTATTGCCGCGCGGCAGCGGCACCGAGATCAACGGCGCACCCTTGAGATCAGCAACAGTGAAGCTCGAGGTGAGAGTCGGGCTCGTCGCCGCAATCAGCGATACCGGAGACGTGAAATCCGTCGTCGGGCTCGTCTGAAGCGTCGCGACGATGTTGCCGGCACCGGCGTCTTCCGTCACGTTGACGACCATCTTCATCGGATCGCTGGCCTCGCCCTCACCGACGTCGATGATGTCGGACGTCAGCGTCGTGGCCGAGAGAGCCTGATCTTTGAAAAACAAATTTTGCTTGTCGAGAATCATGGTTCATTTTCCTCCCTTCGATTATGCCTGAGCGCAGGCAGACTCGGTCTCGGAGATGCTGTCGCACTTGCGGACCGGAATGCCCTTAAAGTAGAGCGTCGGACGGCCGTCCATGAGCGTCTGCTGCGTCACGAACACGTTCGTCTTGTCATTCAGGTAGCACTCGCAGAAGTCATAAAGCGCCGGGCTGACATACAGCACGACCTTCTTGTCGCCGCTCTCAAGATTCTGGATGCGGTTCTTCGTGCGCGTGAGCTGATCCATTAGCGCCAGTTTCTGAGCGCTGGTCATGCTCGCGAGATTGGCCACGTTGATGTTGCGAAGCAGAGCGTTCGCGCGGATGTTCTGGACAGCCAAACCGACCTTCCAATTGAACAACGTCGCAACGCCCTGATACTCGAGGCCGTCAGAGTCATGCACAGTCATCTCGCCGAGATCGCGCATCTTGAGACCGGCCATCGTGCCTTCCGGATAGATGCCCACAGTGCACTTCGGGCCCCAGCCGACGAAGTACGCTGTCGTGTTTGTGTTGCTGCCCGGCGTGCCTGCCGAAAGAACCTGATACGAAGGATCGCCGAATGCGGAGCTCGCGCCTGCGTACTCGTTGTAGCGAACGCTGATGCCGTTGAACGTGCCGGGATTCTGCGTCGTGTCACCGTAGAAAGTCTGCTCGGCGACGTAGTTCGAAAATCCCTGCATGAATGCAGCGTCCTCGGAAGCGCGGAAGCGCTCTTTGTCCTTCTGGAGAGCCAGAAGCTCAATGTCGACGACGGAACGATCCTCCAAAATCATGCAGGTATCCTGGATCTGTTTCGTCTTAGACTTGCCGCGAACAACGCCTTTGTTGATCATGCGGATGCTCGGTGTCGGGACCATGCTGCGGACCGTGGTCACGTTACCGGTTTTCAGGTTTCCTTCCATCCACAGGATATCCTGCAGGATGGGATTCGATTTTTCCAACGCCTCGATCACAAAAGCGATCGTGCCGTCAGGATTGAGACGCTTGCGGAGATCACTCAGCGTCAAAGCGTCAGAGCCAATTACTGCCATGTTTCATTCCTCCAATTCAATATTGATCAAAATTCGTATTCGGATAGCGCGTCGTGCTTGCCGCCGGCGCAGCACCGAACCCCTTGAAATCGCCCTCGCCGACCAGCTGGCCGACCATGGCAAACGCCTTCACGAGCTCGATGCGGTTTCCCGCGCCGGTCTCGTTGAGCGCCTTGCGCAAACCCGGGATAGATCTCTCGATTGCTTCGATGCCCGTCCCCGCACGACGGACCGTCGCATCGAACTCAGCGCCAAGCTCTTTCTTTGTCGCCTCGCCCCATCCCGCGATCTGTTGAGCATAGGCCTCCTGCATAGCAGAGATTCCGTCTCGTGCGTACTGCATGCCATACGCTGCAAGCTTCTGTGCCTGTGCTCCGGACAACCCGGCCTCCTTCGCTATGGCGGCAAAAGCCGACGCAGACTGTTCATCATACGCCATGCCCTCCGGAACCACAGATCGGAAATCCCAGGCTGCCTCATCTTCCGCACCCCCAAGCAAAGTGCTCTGCGTTTGTTCTGCAGGCTGCGCCTCTGCAGCGGGAGCCGCACTTTCGACCGCAGCCGCCTCGGCAGCAGGAGCTTCCACAGCGCCGGCCGCTTCGGCCGCGCCGCCCTCGTCTGCGAAAAGCTGGAGATCGAATAAGTCCATAGATTAACTCTCCTTTCGTTTGTACCGGGCCAGAAACGCCTGATATTCGCGCTCTGCCATCTGTAATTCCTCTGCACATTTCGTGCTTTCGTCGAGAGCCGCGAGCATCCGGAGATTGTTGTAAATCTCAACTCCCACGCGCCGCTCGCCCTCAAACATAAGGATCTGATGTATGTCGCCGGCCGGCGATTCATAAACGTGTGACCGTTCCATCATCCGTGACAGGAACCATCGACCACGCTCATCGGCCAGCAGATAACGGAGAGCCGCTTCGTCACGCCGCGCTTCCTCTTCGCGCAAATGCTCGATTCGTTTTGCCTGCGCCGCGTCGGTCGTCATAAGCGATTACCCCCCAGACCAAAAGGATTCATGCCCAGCATTTGGGCCAGCGCCGGATTGCCGTCATTTGCCGCTTCCGTCGCGTTCTTGGCTGCCACCGTCGCCGGGACCGCCATCTGGATTGCCTCCGCTGCATTCGCTTCCTGCTGCTGCATCGCGGCCGCTTCCGCTTTCCGTGCCTGGATCTCCTCGAATTCCTCCGGACTCCTTCGGATTGCCGCCGGAGCGCCAAGCATGTCACAGTATTTATCCACCGCCGCAGGGAAATTGAGTTTATCCAGCGCCGCCGGATCGAATTGTGCGAGCTGTGCCGTGAAGCTGACCGCCTGCTCGATGTTGACCAGACCGGAGAGCTTTTGCGCTTGCGCCAATGGGCTGATGTACTCGATCTTGATCTCCTCGTTGGCGAGGATCTCTGCAAGCTCCGGATCCTCCGGCTGCGGGAAGATATGCGCTCGATCTAGAATCGCGTACACTCTCTCGATGATTTTGCTCAAGAACTCAAACTGCATGCGCTGGACCACCGGCCCAAGCTGCTGCATGCGTTCCTGCGTCCGCTCCATGACCTCTCTCGCCGTCATCGTCTGCGTGAGACCTTCGAGCATGAGGAACAGATCGGCCGCATACGCACGCTTAATCCTGTCCGTCAACTCCTGAATCTTCAGCTGCAAATGATCGAGATTGAGATTGACCTGGAACAACGGCGTGACCGGATTTCCATTCTGCGTGATCGTGTTTCCGCCAGGTACCAAATTGATTCCTTTCATCGCCGTGTTCGCGTCCGACTGGACCGGAGGCTTGACGCCGAGCTCGACCGCCGTCAGGTAATCCCGCTCGAGGAGCTGGAGACCTTTACTGTCGCCCTCTGCAAACCAGCCGGGGCCTTTTCCGTAGGCTGCCCCGCCAGTGACCAGGAACCGGCCGCACGGACAGGGGAATTCATGGAACCCGCCAACGTCCAGCCATTCGTTTTCGTCGGACGACTCCAACCAATAGACTGAGATGTACGGCAGGTGGAACTTGTCCAGGAACCGCGGATCGTGCTTCCGGTTCGGCATGACCAGCCACAAGACTTTGTACCGCTGATCTCTTGCCGCCTCGCTCTGGTAGAGTATCTGCTGATCTCTCGGAAGATTCTCAAGGCCGAACTTGTCAGCCAGCTGCTGAAGAGTCATCCACCATTCACGGGCAAACGTGTTGACCTGATTGTCCGCGTCGATGTCAATGAAGTACGTCCCAATCGTGAACGGAATGAAATGCACGCCGGTCTCAGCCGACTGGAACACGCCGAGCGGAGCCTGCCCGAAAGCCAACTCAAGATAGCTGCTGTGAATCGCATTGTAGAAATTCGACTTATTCAGCACGTCATTCAGGATATCCAGCCGCTGATCGAGGAGCTCGCCTGCGCCGGTCATGTCCTGCACTTCCTGATTCGCAAACGAGAGACGGAACCATTGCCTGCTCTGCGGAGTCAGGCCGCTCATGATGCCGGCCGCGAATATCTGATTCGAAGCCCACGCGCACCCGTTGTAGATGTGCAGATCATGACGTCGTGCCTGCTCGTACTCGTCATCGTATTCGTCGAGCTCGCCCGTATACGGAAGCTCGTAGTCACGAATCTCGCGCCACCGCTCAAGAAACGGCAGACGTTTTCGTTTGAGAGCGCCCACGATCTCGTTGCATTCCCGGCGCGTGATGCCGCACATCTTCGCACCGTCAGCGGCAGAGATAATAGGCGGTACTCTTGCACTGTTCATACGAACACCCCTTTAGCCAAACGTCGTACGCTGGCCGGTCAGATAATCATTGACACCTGCGCCAAGGTTTCCTAGGATCGTTCCTCGATCCGTTGACAGTCTGTTTGCGCGACTGCCACGGCGACGACGCTCCTGTTCCGACGCCGCACGCTCAGCGGATGCCGACGTCGTAACGTCAGAAACACTGACCGGCGTCGGAGTGGGATCCGGCTTCGTCTCCGGCTCTTTGTAGACGTACTCAACGCGGGTACCTCCACCGCCACCACCCATGCACATAAAAATCCCTCCTGTCAGTAAAGTTTATATTTTGTATTTACACGCGAGAGCTTCTTGCTTTGCAAAACGTCACGCGGCATTACCGGGAAAGCAAAAGTCAACGCCAACGAATCAGCCAAGTCCGGGCTTTTGCCTATCTTGTCTTTGATCTTCTCTTTCGGTTCGAGCTGGATCTTTCCAGCCGGCGTGAAGTGATACTCGACAACGGAGAGCTCAGACTTCAGCGCCGGTTCGTCTGGAATCGCTCCGCCGGCCTGCATCCATGACCGGAGCTGGAAATAGATCTCTGCCCGCTTGTTCGCGTACCTTTCGTCCGACGCAGCTCCTGCGAAATTGACCTCCGTGATGTCGTACCCGAGATGCGTCAGCCGGTCGATCACGCCGGCGCCCATTGCACCGACGTCGATATATACTGCGTCAGGATGCTCCTGGTTGATGGCTTCGATGACCTTTCCGGCCGCCTCCATGGTGTCGAGCCCACGAAAGACCTTTTGCCACTTCCCATGCAGGCCCTGCCTGGAAGTGATGACGGTCGAATCGTCACCGAATCTGGCCACGTCTACACCTAGCACCGTCGGCTGTCCGGCCACCTGCTGCGGAAGGATCTCCCGCTTGCAGGATTCCGTCACGAGATCGATCGGAATGACGATATCCGATGCAGACGCTGAGAAATCGCAATAGAGCTCCTGCCGGATGGCCTGGTCGGTCATGTCGCGTTTCATATCCTCGATCTCTTCCGGCTGGATCACGCCGCTCTCGTCGACGCGATACATGCACGAATACCAATCCGGATCCGACAGCGCTCGCTGATAGATATCGAAGAATTGATTCTGGCCGGACGGAGTACCGACAAAGACGGCCCATCCATTCCGATCTGCCAGGGCCGGACGGACGACCTCGTCCCACAGTTCTCGCTTGATCTGTGCATACTCGTCCAAAACAACACCGTCAAAATATCCGCCGCGCAAAGCGTCCGGATGGTCCGCACCGACGATATAGATTCGAGCACCAGCCCATCCTTTGTGCTTTGACGGAAGCTCGACGTAAAGCTCGCTCTCGTTGATCTTGAGGTTCGGGATCACCGATGTGTAATGCTTGAGGTATTCCCAAGCGATGAGCTTTGCCTGATTACGAAAGGGAGCGATGTAGGAGTAACGCGGTGCTGGCAGCTCGCACAGGATCGCCTGCTTTATCGCATGGTTTACGACGCCAACCGTTTTACCAAATCTTCTATGGCATACCAGCACCGCGAATCTGAACTTTTTCAGCGCAGGATGAATCACGTCTTTCCAGATCGGCCTAGGCTTATACGGAATGACGATTCTAGGCATTCTGTTCTCCCTCCCACGCAAACACCAAAGGCCCTCCGTCTGCTCCTGAAAGCTGAGTCTTGCTGATATAGAGCCCGTCCATCTTGTTCATCACGTCGATCGCTCTCACTGCATCCTGTCCTTTTGCATTTGCAATCTCAGACAAGAGGATCCTGCGCTGCTGTGCGTCGAGGATCTTCTCGCACTCCACCTGTTTCCGAAGTTCCCTGATTTTTGCTTTGATGCCATCATTTTCCAACAAACGGGACGCACTATTTGCCGCTGATTTTGCACTTGAAGCTTTGTATCCAGCGCGCCTGTAGGCTTCTGCGGCACTGTCGCATTTTACAAATTCCTCACAAAATCTTGTTTGTTTTTCATTCACAGCACCACACCTGCCTTTCATGCAATATAAAAAGCCGCTATAAAAGCGGCTTAATCGGGAAAGGAGAAACCCGATGGAAGAACGGAGAGGAGGCGCGGCAGTTCTAATTTTCACACTACCGCTGTAAATACAATACCATAGATTTTTGGTTTTTATCCTAAGGATAAGAAAACAGAAATCTAAAATACCGTGATGACCTGAGCTTGTGCCGCAGCCTGCAGGGCGTATCCACGAATCTCTTTCAGCGCGAAATGGTACGTCTGCTCCGCAACGTGAAGCGCATAGCACGTTGATATATAGCTTTCGCCTGTGTAGCGCCGCTTGAATATTTCAGATCGGACCACATCCCGATTGCACCATTGCCGGACAGCGCGCACGACCATCAGCCAGCGTTCCGGCCATTCCAGATGCCTTCCGCCGACTTCCACAAAGCTCAGCTCCTCCGCCTGGCGTATCGCTTGTGCAGCCGTCGGATCACTGACGTAAGTATGCCCTGTCGGAGATCCTCCGGTATGACCTCGCGGCGCCAAACGCGCCTCCTCAACCGCCTCGAAAATCAGCTTCTCATTACGGATCGCCCATTCAATCCGCCTGACGTTATGGTCTCTGCTTTCCCTCTGCATGTGCAGCCCTCCCGATCTGATATCGCAGCCGATCGATCTCTTCCTGGACCTCATGCCGCGTCATTGTTTCCGGCCGTTTGTCGAGCCAATAATCAGCGTCGTCGTCAGCCATGGCTCGAAGCTCCCGCAGGTAATCCAGCTGCGCGGCCGTCGGATTTCTCCGGTCATGCATTATCCGCACCCCTTTTCGTGCATCAGCCGTTCCCACTGCTCGCGGCTCAGCTCCGTCGCCTCCGTCTCTTTTGCCATCATCAGCCTCATGCTCGCGTTGATCAGATGATTCTCTTTCCTGTCTCCGCCGAGGTACATCGAAATATGACGCATGGCCCTCCAAAGATGTTCCTCACATGGTATCGTCCTCCACGTCTCCCCTGGATGTTTCTTTGCCCCAGCCGTCAGACCGCGTGCGATCTCGTCGAGCCAAGCAGGGGATAAATACCGGTACTCGTTCTCTTCGGAGTCCTGCGGATAATCGTCGTTTGCAATCTTGGGAATGTCCCATTCCTTCCCGCATTTGTAGCAGTAATATTTTGTTTCGCCCATTTCTACATTCCCGCTATTGCAATACGGGCATTTAACTATTTCCATTGTCCCGCCTCCCGTATCTTTTCTTCCATTTCCTCCCCCGTGTTAATAATAAATCCCTTCTTGAAACAATGCGGACACTCCAAATCACTAAGCCATTTATCACTCGGAAATGCACCTACCCAACGATTAAGGCAATTAACGCACATCAATTCCGCGACAGTATGCGGAAGATTTTTCTCAATGTT